TGCGGCTGCTGCTGGTACTGTTTCAACTACTGGCATATAGGAGGGCTGACTAATGGCTATTAGTAGAGCACAACTAGTCAAAGAGCTAGAACCCGGCCTTAATGCCTTGTTTGGCTTAGAATATGACCAATACGGAAGAGAGTACGAAGATATCTTCGATATGGAGAATTCTGATCGTGCCTTTGAAGAGGAGGTCATGCTGAGTGGCTTTGGTTCAGCGCCAACGAAGAGTGAAGGCAGTGCTGTTACATATGATGACGCACAAGAAGTCTACACGGCTCGTTATACAATGGAGACCATCGCACTTGCGTTCTCCATTACTGAAGAGGCAGTCGAAGATAATCTTTATGATCGACTGGCTGGACGGTATACGAGGGCCTTGGCAAGAAGCATGAGCCAGACCAAAGAGGTCAAAGGCGCAGCGGTTCTTAATAACGCATTCGACAGCACGTTTACGGGTGGGGATGGTCTGGAACTTTGTTCCACGGCACATACACTGGCTAACGGTAATACCTTTCGGAACGAGCTTTCGACAGCCGCAGATTTGAATGAGACCAGTCTTGAACAGGCTCTCATTGATATCGCAGGGTTTGTCGATGAGCGCGGTCTGAAGATTGCTGTTAAAGGTACGAAACTGATTATTCCAAAGGAACTTCAGTTCACTACTGACCGTCTACTTGAATCAACGCTGCGAACCGGAACTGCTGATAACGACATTAATGCTATTCGGAACATGGGAATGCTTCCGCAGGGCTATGCCGTTAATCATTATTTGACGGACACAGATGCTTGGTTCATCAAAACGGATGCTCCAAATGGAGTAAAAGGCTTTAATCGGACACCGATTAGAACTTCCATGGAAGGTGATTTTGATACCGGAAATGTGAGGTACAAGGCCCGTGAACGCTATGCGTTTGGTTGGTCAGATCCTCGTGGTATCTTCGGCTCACCTGGAGCATAATGAGATTAGGATTTGGGAAGGGGGAAACCTCTTCCCGTCCTTCCTGGGATAAAAAGCCCTAGCGACTGGCCCAGCAGACGCTCACAAGACACTAGGGCGAAGCCTTTGTGAGAAGGATTATATATTATGGCTAAAACAACCTTTTCCGGTCCCGTTCGATCTAGGCGCGGATTTATAACCGCCGGTCCCGACGCGGTTATTAATATTACTTCGGAAACAACTCTTACGTTTGATGACCATGCTGGTCGCATCATGGAAATAAATGATGCTGATGGTGCCGTAACGCTACCAACCATCCAAGCTGATTCTAACGGCGCTTCTGCTGGACCAGATGATCCAAATGTAAATAACCAACTTGGGGCTGTTTACAGATTCTTCATTGGAACAGATGCCACTGATCTGGATATTAAAACAGACGGCACGGATAAATTCCTTGGTTCGTTAGCTGTTGGCATAACGGACAGCACTTATAAAGTTTTTATACCCGCTGCAACCAACGATGTAATTTCCATGAATGGCGGAACGCAGGGTGGGGACAAGTTTTCCTATCTTGAGATAACTGCTCTTGCTGATAATGAATATCTTGTTCAGGGTGTTCTAATTGGCTCTGGGACAATTGCAACTCCTTTTGCGGATAGTTAAACCTGAGTAATGGGGTGGGGGCTTTGCCCTCATCCTTATAGGAGAGTCACATGGCTGATGCTGTAGCGACAACCACAATAATAGACGGTCCAAGAAAAGCTGTTATTTACTGTACTAATACTAGTGATGGGAGTGGAGAAACCGCTGTAACAAAAGTGGACGTGTCTTCTTTATCTCAAAGTCCTGATCTGGATACCTGCACCGGAGTTAGGTTAGAAAGAGTGGTTTTTTCTAATGTAGGTATGGGTGTAAAAATTCTTTGGGATGCGACTACTGACGTAATCGCATTGGAACTTCCTGCTGATTATTCAGATACATTGGATTTTTCCGACATCTGTGGTTTGCCTAATTATGCTGGAAGCGGCAAAACAGGGGATATCCAATTTACTACCGTGGGCCATACTAGCGGAGATACTTATTCCGTTACTTTGTACTGTGTTAAGGAGTACTAACCGATGGCAGAACTGGATCGCAAGAATGAAAAGGATATAATTCAAATTTGGGGCGAGCTTAAATTGATAAATCAAAAAGTGGACTCCCTGAAAGATAATGATTTATTTCACGTACAAAAGTCGATTGATGGGATTTATAGGTTTCTTTGGGGGCTAAGTGGCGGTCTTGCTCTTATGGTTCTTAGTCAATTACCAGCGGCAATAAGATCTATTTTTTTGGGATAATAGGAGTTTAGGTCTATGGCTGTCTCTGGATCAAAAAACTTTGAACCCGATGTTGCGGAATATATAGAAGAAGCCTTTGAGCGTTGTGGTATAGAGCTTCGGACAGGCTATGATGCACGAACTGCACGGAGATCCCTTAATCTTTTATTCGCTGATTGGGCTAATAGAGGCTTAAATCTTTGGACAGTGGCAGAGGTGGCTCAGACGGTTGCCTCTGGTATCACTGAATATCCCTTGGGAACTATTACGTTAACGGTGGCAGATAGTGGTAGTTTTACTATTGGTGAAACTATTACCGGAGGAACCAGTGCGGTAACTGCTTCTGTCATAACGAAACCGACTTCCACCACCATGACTATAACGGTTCCTTCGGGAACTTTTACGGCTTCTGAAACCATTACTGGTTCTTCTAGTTCCGCTACAACTACAGTTAGTTCTGTTCCTTCCTTAGAAAACGTGCAGTCCTCCGTGGATATTTTATCTGCTGTAGTACGGCGCGATAGCACGGATATAACTATTAACAGGATTGGAAGAGATGATTATCTCCGTATTCCGAATAAGACTACAACCGGTAGGGTTATTCAATATTACGTGGACCGTCTGATAACCCCTGTTTACAGGATTTGGCCTGCTCCAGAGAATAACACCGATCAGATCGTTTATGACCGTATTGTCCGCATAGATGATGCAGATGCTTCTGTTAACACGGTAGAGGTCCCATGGAGATTTTACCCTTGTTTGTCGGCGGGTTTGGCTTATTACATAGCCATGAAAAGAGCACCGGAAAGAGTGCAGCTTTTAAAGTCGATTTATGAAGAAGAGTTTGTTCGAGCTGCCACAGAGGATCAAGACCGAGTTCCTCTTACGCTTGTTCCCACGGCTTCTTCTCTAAGGGTGGTTGGGTAATGGCTAGGTATGCCTCAGAGAAATATGCGTTAGGAATTTCGGATAGATCTGGAGTAACCTACAAGCTACGGGATATGAGAAAGGAATGGAACGGATTTTTGGTGGGAAAAGATGAGTGGGAGTCCAAACAACCTCAATTGGACCTGCCTAAATTTGTCGCGGAACCCCAAGCTTTGCGGAACCCTCGTCCAGACAGGACAGAGCCTGCGGTTACTGTTCTTTTATCTTTTAATCCTTTCCTTTCCGGTTCTAGTGGCTCCGCTACTATTACAGTGTCTGAACCGGGTCATGGAAGGAGTACGGGAGACACGGTGAGGTTCCGGTCAACAACGCCGTTTGATGGGTTTACCGTATCTGTAATAGAAGCTGCCGGTGGCTATTCCATAACCAAGGTTGACGATGATAGTTATACATTCAGTGCTAGTAGTGGGACAGCAACAACGGGAAGTATCAAAGGGGGTGGCGGCAACGTATCTGCTGGTCCTGTATCTGTGAGTGCATGAAATGGCTTTTACCTTTACTACCTTAAAAACGGCTATTCAGGATTACACGCAGAACACTGAGACCACTTTTACTAGTCAGTTGTCTAGATTCATCCTAAATGCGGAAGAGCGTGTTCTTAAAGAATGTCAATTGGATGTCTTCCGGAAGTCTTCTCAAGGTACTGCCGCCTCCGGAAACCAATTCTTATCAAAACCTACGGACTTCCTGTCGCAAAACTCTTTAAGTGTGATAAATTCTTCCAGTAAAGAGTTTCTTTTGTATAAGCAGGTTACGTTTTTGCAGGATTATACACCTAATCCGGCTACCACGGGGACGCCTCTGTACTACGCGGATTGGGACGATGAGACGTTTTTATTAGCTCCTACACCGGATTCTAATTTCACAATGGAGCTGCATTATTTCTATAGACCCACTTCTATAACAACTAGTGGGGATGGCACAAGTTGGTTAGGAACGAACGCTGAATTATGTCTACTTTATGGTAGTCTGTGCGAGGCGTATCTTTTTATGAAAGGCGAGCAGGATCTTTTGAAGGAGTACACACAAAGGTTTCTGGAATCTATACAATGGCTAAAGAATCTTGGTGAGGGTAAGCAAACCAGAGACCAGTATCGTTATGATAGGGTACGCAGGACGGTACAGTAATGTTGGATTCAGTCGCAGGTTGTCAATTAAATGATGTTCTGGTCTTTACTACAAAAGACCGGGGTCACTCGGCGGAAGAAATGGCAGAAATGGCTCTGAATAAGATAATGCTAGTCTCAAAGGACGCCCCTCCTGTCATAAGGAACCAAGCGATAGCTCATAGAGACAAATTGAAGGAAATACTTATATTCTATATGAATAGGATGGCTCAAAGTGAGCGAACTACTATTTGGGCGCTTATGAAACAGCAGGGCCACGAAGACATGGCCGAAATTATAAGGAGATTGTAAGATGGCTGTTGGATCATCCGCCATGTGCGGAACTTTTAAAAAAGAAATCCTGGCGGGTATTCATCGTTGGACTACGGCTAGTCGTGGAAATTCCAGTGAAATTTCAGCGGATACTTTCAAAATTGCCATGTTCACAAATAGTTCATCCATTGATGCCGATACCACTGGATACACGACCAGTAATGAGGTATCTGGAACGGCCTATACTGCTGGTGGTGCTGCTCTTGCAAGTGTAACAAACAGTCTAGGAGATAATAGCAGTAGTGTTCCTACAGCTTATCTTGATTTTGCAGACACTACCTGGTCTACCTCTACAATCAGCAGCGCAAGAGGGGCCTTGATTTATAACTCTACCCTAAGTGGCGCGAGTACAGGCTCTACCACTACGGCTGCGGCTTATCCAGCAGTTGCGGTGATTAACTTTGGGGGTGATAAGTCCTCTAGTGCTGGAGACTTTACCATTCAGTATCCAGCAAATGACGCTAACAACGCGATAATTAGGATTGCATAATGGCCTTAATTACAGGTTGGAATAGAAGTACCTGGAACTCTGGAGCGTGGAACAGTCCTATTCCCGTAGAGGTCACAGGTGTTTCTGCTTCCAGTGGAGTAGGATCTCCCACAATAAGTTTTCCTGTTAGTATAAGCGTTACGGGAGTATCAGCGTCCAGCGGGATAGGTTCCGCAACTATTGCTGTTAATATTACTATATCGGCCACAGGTGTATCAGCGTCCAGCGGGATAGGTTCCGCAACTATTGTAACAAACTCCAGCCTTTCTGTTACAGGTGTTTCTGCCGCTAGTAGCATAGGTTCAGTACAAGTTAACTTTGCCTTTACGGTAGATGGAGTTTTAGCCGAGGGTTTAGTTAACGACGCACTTGTCTGGAGTGTTATTGACACTTCCCAAACGTCTAATTTCTCTGAAATAGACACCTCTCAGACCCCGGATTGGACAGAAATAGCGGCATAGGAAAAATATTATGGCATCATCGTACACAACTGGATTCAGTTTAGAAAAAATAGGTTCCGGCGAACAATCAGGAGCCTGGGGCGACACAACTAATTTCAACTGGGATATTGTAGACAGGTTGGCCTCGTACAAGGCTGTGGCTATAACAACAAATGCGGATACGGCTACTTTAACTGTTCGAGAAGCTTCTCCTGGGTCTGGAACTGAAAATCTCCAAGATGGTATGTACCGTGTGGTTAAATTCACAGGAGCTTTGGATTCAAATTGTACGGTTACAATAGCCCCAAATACGACCCCGGCTTATTTTATTATTACTAACGCTACTACAGATTCAGGGTCCAGTGGCCCTTACTCTCTTATCTTCACACAGGGTAGCGGTGCAAATATAACAGTAGAAAATGGGAAATCTGTGGTTGTTTATTGTGACGGCGCAGGTTCTGGGGCTGCTGTCGTAGATGCAATATCAAACCTAGCCTTGGCTACTGTAACGGCTTCTGGTGATATTACTTCAAGCGGAACCTTCAACGCCTTGGGAGACACTGCTGCTGATGATAAAGCTGCCGTAGGATACACAAGTGCTGAAGGTCTTATCCTTACAGGCCAAGGTTCCACTAATGATGTGACCATCAAGAATGATGCCGATGCCGACGTGCTTACCATAGCAACTGGCGGAACTAGTGTTGACATTGTTGGAGATGTAACAGCTTCCACAGTAAATGCGGACGGAGACACCTCCGCTGGGGATAACGCTGCAATTGGGTATACTTCCGCAGAGGGTCTTATCCTTGCGGGTCAAGGTTCAACGAATGACGTCACGATCAAGAACGATGCCGATGCCGATGTAATAACAATAGCAACTGGGGGGACGAATGTTGATATTGTTGGAGATGTTACGGCCTCTACTGTAAATGCAGATGGGGATACTGCTGCCGATGATAATGCTGCAATGGGATACACTGCTGCTGAGGGCTTGATACTTACAGGACAAGGCTCCACTAACGATGTAACTATTAAAAATGATGCTGATGCTGATGTTATTGAGATACCTACGGGTGGCACAGATGTTACGATAGCCGGTAAACTTACAGTTGGTAAAATTCTGCTAGGAAATACGGATACTGATACAAGTAATACCGGAAGTGTAACACTAGACTTTAGTGCCAACCAAAATTTCGTATTGACGTTTACGGGGAACGTGACACTTGCCAACCCTAGTACAGAGGCGGTTGGTCAAGCTGGAGTGATAGTTTGTATTCAGGATGGGACTGGAAGCAGAACCCTCAGTCTGGGAAGTCAGTATAAAACTGCTGGAGATGCTGGAATAACACTGAGTACCGCTGCTAATGCAGTTGATATTATACCCTATTTTGTCTCGGCGGCTGATTCAATACTTATTGGCGCGGTTCAACTAGCCCTATCAGGATCTTAGTATAATGCCAGTTAGCTCACAATGGTTCGCCGCTGCTGAAACTCCCGTAGCTTACTCATTTACGGATTCCGAGGTTCAGCAGGGGGACGAAACTACCTTTACATTTAGTTCCATGGATCTTGGTGCTGCTGACGGTTCACGAATTATAGTTGTTACAGTCTCGGCTGGTTTTTCAAATGTACACGGTACAATCTCTAGTGCCACTATTGGTGGCGTCAGTGCCACTATTATATGCCAAGGCGATAATCAAGATGGAGGTACTTCTTCTATTGATACTGCAACAAGCGGCATTGTTGCTGCTGCCGTTCCAACTGGAACGTCAGGGAATGTAGTTATAACTTTGAGTAGAAGCATTAACGCTGCCGACCGTGGAGTGGGGATAGGTGTCTATCGCTTGACTGGACCTGGTGTAGTTGCTGCTGATGAGACAGGTACTACTGCGGTTAGTAATAACTGTGGGTCTGGCGTTGCTATATCACTCAACGAAAATACAAAAGATGGTGGTGCAGTTATTGCCTGTTCTTGTGGCAACAGTAATTTAGGGGAGGAGGTGTGGACAGGTGTTACTGAAAATTTCAGAAGTTCTGGTATACCGGTTGGTTCAAGTGCCGGAATAGCTACGACTAGTGATGAATCACCTCGCACGATAACTTGTACAACATCTTCTTATTGTAGGCAATCAGGTGCCGTTGCGGTTTGGAACCCAGCGTAATGACTAGGAGATATATAAATGTTTAAAACAGCAGACGGTCAAATTATACAAGCTGGAAAATCTTGGACTGATGCGGATGGAATAACTCATCCGCGAAACTGGCAAATTTGGACTGCGGATTACAAGGAGTCGATGGGTCTTACTGAGTATACGCCAGAACCGCCACCTGATGACAGATTTTACACATGGACGCAAAACGAAGATTTAACGTACAACAAGACTGAAAAAAATCTTGATGGCTTGAAAACTCATTGGATCGAAGCGTCTAAAAACCAAGCCCGTACTTTACTTTCCAAGACGGATTGGCAAGTAATCGCCAGGGTAGAGCGAGATCGTGCCATTGACAGCGATGTCGCCGCATATCGCACTGCGGTAATTAGTGCTTGCACAACAATCGAGGCAGCGATCACAGGTGCACCCGATATGGCTGCCTTTAAAGGTCTGTTTGATACTCCAGTAGATGAGGAAGGAAGACCCCTAAGAAGCGCACCAATACACGATTGGCCTTAGTTAGCTGAGTAGGAGGAGTGTCATGCGATTACTCCCGTTGATCTTTATTTTAGCCCTGTTGTCGCCTGTAAAGGCTCTTGCTTGCCAGATAGTTAACATAAAGGTCCAGCATACAGAGGCTTCTTTGCCCAGTGGTCATCCTGGAGACACTGAAATACTGGGATCTCCCGATAAGGACATATAGGATGCCTTTATCCAGAATAAATTTTAGGCCAGGGGTAAATAGAGAGACTACATCCTATGGGGATGAGAATGGTTGGTTTGATTCTGATCTAATACGATTTCGTAAAGGACGGCCTGAGAAGATGGGGGGTTGGGAGCGTCTCAGTAGCAATACGATAGAGGGCACCGGTAGATCTCTTCATGTATGGGCAGCGTTGGATGCCTCCAAATACATGGGACTGGGGACCGAAACTAAGTTCTATATAGAGGAGGGCGGTGGTTATAACGACATTACCCCCATTCGAGCTACAACCACTCTGGGAGCAAACCCGCTTAAGACAGGAACTTCTGGAACAGGAACTATAACTGTCACAGCCCCATCACACGGTGCTGTAAACGGGGATTTTGTTACATTAAGTGGGGCGACTACTACAGATGGTATTACCGCAGCTCAGATAAATACTGAACATGAGATTACGTTAATTGACTCTAATAGTTACTCAATAACCACCGCTGGGGCTTCCTCCTCTGGATCTACCACGGGCGGTGGTTCTTCGATTGTAGCCACCTATCAAATAAACACAGGTTTAGGTACAGTGGTTTCCGGAACGGGGTTTGGCGCGGGGCTTTGGAGTGGCCTGAGTACAGGGTATTCTCAAACAACCTTAAACGACAGTGGCGGAATAAGTGCCTCTGATACTTCATTTATCCTGACGAGTGCCTCTGATTTTGAAACAGCTTCCACCACAACTACAGCAAATCTTACGGCTGCGAGTACCACTATAGCCGGTTCCAGTACCAGTGGCTTTCCAAATAAGGGAACAATTAAGATAGGTAGCGAGAACATACGGTACGGAACCAACGTAGGTAACGTATTTGGAGATCTTACCCGTGGGGATGACGGAACCACAGCGGCCAGTTCCTCCAGCGGGGCTACTATAACTTTTGTCGGACTTGTTTTAATAGATAATGAGTTAATCCAGTACACAGGTAAATCCAGCAATACCATAGATGCTGGAGTTGCACGGGGAGCAAGAGGAACTACAGCAGTCGCCCATTCCGATGGAGCCGTGGTAAAGGAAGCTAACGATTTTGTAGGTTTTGGAGAATCTTCCGCTACAGCAGCCAATACAGGTTCTAACATACGGTTATGGAGCCAAGATAACTGGGGCGAGGACCTAGCTTTTAATGTTTACGATGGCACTCCTTATTATTGGGATAAAACATTAGGGCTTGCAAACAGGGCCACTACGTTTGCTTCACAGACAGGGGCTTCTGACGCCCCTACTATTACACGGAGGGTAATGGTCTCTGGAGCGGATCGCCATGTTGTATGCTTTGGCTGCAATCCCATTAATGAAGCGGACCAAGATTTGCTTATGGTGCGCTGGTCCGATCAGGAAAGCCCTTTTGATTGGACCCCAACTGCAACCAATACTGCTGGTTCCCAACGTGTTTCCTCTGGTTCTGAAATCATATCCGCACAAAAG